ATGAATGAAGAAGCGCTAATAGGTATGCTTGCAAACGTTGAGACAAAAGGTGATTTTCTTCAATTTCTGACCCTAGCAGTCAAGGATTTCGAGAAAAATAAAGATGAGTGGGAGAATCAAACGATCTCAAGCTTTCTCGAGGCGATAAGTGCCTGGGTGCGTGATATGGAAGGGCACTTTAGAAACAATGGCCAAGAAGTGCCGAATATCAAAGACTGGAAGTTCTTTGCAGAGGCAATTTATGCGGCGCGAATATACGAATGATTTAGATCATATATTAGTTATTTGATGTGTAATAAAACAGGGAAAGGTTTATTTCTTGGCGAAGAGATCTGTTAGCTGGATTATGAAACGACATTTTATGTGATGTCGTTTCATAATCAGATAGAACCATTAAAAAATGGTACTGGTCGCTTATTTGCAGCGTTGAGCTGGCGGCACAACTCAGACACACCAGACGATAGTAAACAAACAAGAGCAGTGATTTTGGAGTGCAGCATCATTGACGTTCATTGGCGTGGGACGAAACTCATGTTGAAGGTCCAGCTCGAAAGCTGCATGCCTCGCTTTATCGTGAACTAGGGGGTTCAAGCCCGATCCTGTGCGCACAAATGAAACAAGCCCTGCATCAGGGATGCAGGGCTTGTTTGATTGGTAGCGGAGGAGCGAAACCACCAATACAGTGCAAAAAATCCGACCGTCAAAATAGGCTGCTAACCCTTGACTTTCTGCCGTTATTGGATAACAAAAAGAACATAACAGGAACAGTTCAGGCAAAAAATATATGGGTCATGATTGGGATGGCTATATCAATCTCCTTGAGGCGGCGCGGATGAATGATCATTGCCGGATCTATTGCGCGAACCACCGTTGCGACCATGACGGGCAGCTTGAATATCGCCCGTTGATCGATCGGCACGGGCCGCATATCGGGCTGGGCCCGATCCTGCGCAAGCTGCGCTGTGCCCGCTGCGGATCGCTTGGCGCATTCCCGATCATGGAACCGGGCACCAAGGAACATCCGGCCAAGCCGATCTATTGCGCCATCCACACCGACAAGCCCCACCCTTGCGACCGCGACGGGGCCTGCAAGGATGGGTGCAGACTTGACGACAGAAACATGTCAGGCGATAAAAGCAACAGGTGAGCCATGGAAGGTTTCCACCATGCCGCGTTGCAGGGTGACAACTCCATGGTCAGAACAGGGGCGGTTCAACCGCCCCTGTCGCGCTTCATCTTGCCAAGGGCCGCACTGGCGATATCCCCCATATGAGGGGCCGCAAAATAGAACGCCAGAATCAACATCACCGCGCCAACCATTGTATCGGCACGCGCGTCTGTTGCTGTTGATGCCTCGGTAATCAGCTTTCGCGTGGCGGCGTTTCCGACAAAGATAGCGATGATGTCCATCAGCCACGCCACAACATATTGCATCAACCACACCCCGGTGATCGACAGCGCAATCAGGCGGCGCGCTAGGTTCTGACCCTGCGTCGAGCGCATCCAGTCAACAACCAACTGGCGGGCCTCTGTCACACTTTTGGCGTGGTCATCGGCCTTTTCTTCATCAGTATAGACCAGCTTGTCCAGCCCGCTTGACACACCATCCACGATGCCTGCAAGCGCCTTGTCCGTACCAAAAACCTTGCCGAAGAACGAACCGATTCCAGAAAACATCACGCACCCCCGATATAGCGTTCATAGTTCTCGACAAACTCTTGCTGTGTGCCCTTGCCGTGAACGGTGTTGTAGTACCGCTTCCAATAGGCCGCCATGCCATGCACGTCATCGGCCTTGGGCAGTGGTTCGGCCCGACGCAGGTAATGCACCCGGCACATCAGCGCCGCATAGGCCAGATTGACGGTCAGGTTTTCGGCCTTGTCGATCGCACCGATCAGCCAGGCATCAACAGCACCCCGAAGGTCATCACGATATGACAGGTAATTGTCATAGATATCGTCAAGCGTGCGCGGCTCCATCTGGAAGATGCCGCGCGCCGGGCCACCCTTGAGTTGGACAACAAACTTGCCGCAGGCACTTTCCTGCGCTGCCGTGCCAAGAACAAGGTTTTCAGCCGCCTGCGACCACAGGCCGGTTGCCGTAAGCACAGGGCGGACGACATCAAGGCGCAGTTGTGTTGCGTCAATCATCGGATCCATCCCATAACAACGGCCACCCAAACCATGACATAGCCAACGACCGCACCAACAATGGTCAGCGCGACGACAAGCCAAATGGCCGGATCGGCCAGCATCGCGATCCCGCCAAACAGTGCGCCGCCGGCTGCCATCGCGATGACGTGAAGAATGATCATCATTTCGTTGTTCCCTTCGCGTAGTGCGCCAGCAGCCGGTCAAGGATTGCCTGGCTGCCGCTTGGCCCGAGCCAAGAACAAATGCCGATGCAGGCAACCGCCTGACTGCCTTCAAGCGCAAAGTAGCTGGCAACCCCGGAACCAACCGCCGCACACATAACGGCCATCGGGATTTCCCACAGAAGATCCCAAGACCAGAACCGGCGCTGACCCAGCCGCACAAGGCGCTGATGCCAGAGCATCCGAACCAGAACAGCAAAGGAAAACAGCAGGCCATTTGTCTTGATCAGGTCGACAAGCGATTCAACCGAAAATGACGGCGGCAGGTTCTCTTGCATCTCACCCCCTGATGCAGGAATTGGCAGGTTACCGGCAGACCATCAGGCCGCCGGCCCCTTGAGCTTTTCCTCAAGGTCTTCCCAAGCCTCGCCAGAGGCGACAAGGCAACTTGGCCCGCCCGGATAGGTAAACAGGATGGTCCATGTTTGCCCGTCCGGGGCCTATTCCACAAAATAGGTGACGGAGATTTCACCGCCGTCGAAATTTCCAGAGGTCGTTGCCACACGAAGAGTTGTGAGCACATCAGACATATTCTTGATACCCCCGCCAACAGCCACGCCCAATCCAGTCACCCTTGCGCCATGGTCCTCTGCCCATCTGGTATCTGACATTCTCTGCAAACGCATATTTCCGCCAGCGATATTTGAAGCACCTGCCAGCGAGAGAATGAAACCGGACGTGGAGGTGTCAACGGTAACACTGCCTCCACGCTGCGAGCCTGAATCATACCCGGATGCCTCAACCCCACCGGCACCTCCGAGCTGCACCAGCACATTCCCACTGCTGTCGAGAGATAAGTTAGAGAAGCTCACCACGATTGCATTCGCGGATGATGGAATTCCGGAAAAATCCACCGAGCTTCCGCTCGCCGACTTAGACGCCAACCGAACAGCTCGAGAAGACGAACTGACCGCCTCCCCACTGGCTTTGAAGAACTTCACCCGGCAGGTAGTGGAAGAAATCATGTAGATTTCTGCCTGATCCCCCGGCGCGGTAACAATGTCGCTTGAACCTGGCAAAATAAGGGAAGATGCGTGGTGAGTAAGAGTCAAAGATCCCGAAAACACCACCCTGTATCGCGCTCCGGATACACCGGAAAAAGCCGTGATCGTCGTTGTTCCCGTTATGTTGTGCTCTAGCGCAGAAGCCAAATCGGTCGTTGCAGCACTTGCTGTACTGGCGATATCTGGATCAATGGTTAGCAAACTGCCGCTGGACAACCCGATATTTGCTTCGCGCAACAGGGCACTGGCAATAGATCCGTGGTTAACCCACCCGCTGTTCGCCGCATTTCGCTGCTTGAGCAAGCCGCTGGCGGTATCGGCCCACCACTGATAGGCCACCGTCGTTGCAGGCGCGGTCGCCCCGGAACTGAGCGAAAACAGCGCGGCAAGGGCATCATTGACATCACCGCGCACAACAGCGCCCGAGCCATTCCCGACATTCTGGTCATGCTGTGCCATTTACCACCCCGCCCGTGCTTTGCGTTTGTCGTATTCCGTGATCCAGCTTTCGGTCACTACAGGCAATGCCATACCTTCAACATCGCGCAGGTGCCGGAACCCTTCGATGATTGCGGTTTCGGCATCGACCTTCCCGGACTTGACCGGGTCGAAGCGTCCCGCCTGCGGATCCCAACGGTAACGACCCGGCTTAAGATCGCAATCGCCGCCATCGACCCATTCCGGCATGCCATCGGTGACGGTGGCTTTGCTGCCGTCGGCAATGTCTTCGTACCCCGTCAGCAAACCGGATCGATCCAGCCGCGCAACACGAATGGATGGCGCGGACTTTGCCGCACCCTTCGTTTTCTTTGCCATGTTGGAAATCCTGTTTAGGCCAGTTCTTCTGCGGTGATCCGCATGTCACTGACCCGGATGTTGTAGGATTGGTCCGACACCGTCAGGACCGCTTTGGGATCAACCGCCCGACAGTAAACCTCCGCACTGTCAAGGCGTTGCCACTCCGACCAGGTCGGGGAAATATTCGGGTCATCATCCGTGGTGCGCACCCAGATGGTGCAATCACCTTCGCCTGATGCATCGCCATCCCAGTCCGGCCAGTCATCAACCGCCCCGGCCCTGTCATCGATCAGATCGACAACATTGACGACCTCGACCGTGACAGACGCAGTCAGGCGCATGCGGCGCTTGGTGCCGAAATCAAGGCCCGATCCCCAGTCATATTCGCCACTGGTGCGAATGCCGCCATAGGCATCGATTGATGACACCGCATCAAAATCAATTATGTCATCAACAAGCCCGGCCCCTTGCAAGGTCAGGTCACCGTCATCATTGACAATCGTGCCATCATGCGTGCCGTCATAGGCCGCACTTTCAACAACCGTGTCATAGGTCGAATATTCAAGGACCGTTGCACCATCGGTGGTGACAACCGCCGGATCCGACACCGTGCCGACCGCATCCACGAACTGCACAAGGTACGATCCCGGCTTAAGCGGCAACACCGCCATGGTATCGCCGCCCGGCACGTCATCCCCGATCGAGGTTGACGTTGCCAAAGTCGCCCCCGAAAGCGCCTGACAATGGCGGAACCGGACAACACCGCCCTGCGTCACATCCAGATCCGGCGACCGGTTCCAGCGCAGGAACACAAACCCACCAGATACCGAAATCGTCACACCGGTTGGCGTGGCAGGCGTATCGCCAAGCCCCTGAATTTCCTTGCGCACCGTGACGTAATCGGACCCCGGCCCGACGACACTGACCGCCTTGACGCGCCAGTCATAAATGCCGGTGGCGACGTCAAACAGTTCAAGGAACGGGCGGCCCTTCACACGCGGGTAGACCGTCCATTCCAGCTCACCAAGCAAGCGGCTTTCGAACTGGTAATCGGTGACAAAGCCGTCATCGGCCTCGCCCGATTGCAGAACCACCTTGACCTTGACCCCGCCACCGTCACGGGTCGAATATTTGACCTCGGTAACGTCAAGGCCGTCTGGCGGTTCGACATCACTTGGCGATGGCAGCGTGCTTGCCGCTGACACCGCGACAATCTTTTCATCCGCCGTGGTCCAGTCATAACCCTCTGCGCTGGTTTCACGCAGGGTCATGTCGACACCAAGCCGGATCACATCGCCATCATTGCGCGGCGCAAAGCGCCAGGTCAGAACCCGGAACGGCTTTTTGTTAAAGCCATAGGCCGCGCGCGTGAACCAGACGACATCGCCAGCACGCACCGCCATGCCTTTAAGATTGCATTGCAGGTCAAGTTCGATCTGCTGGCGGTTCTCGTTAAGCGCAAGCTTTTGCAAACGCTGCCCGGCGGATGCGGTTGGCGTAAACAAATATTCCCGATCGGCGGCGATTTCTTCACCCTGATCCTCGGCAATGAATACTTCGGATTTCAGGACCGGCAGATCAGTCGGCTGAAACAAGCTGTCTTCGGACGCATAAACCCCGCGCACGGTATTGAACAGATCGCGCTTTGATGACCGGGTCCGCATGCGGATCGGCCCATCAAGCCAGCTTTCATCGATCTCGTATTCCGGGGTGCGGTAATAACCCGCATGGATCGACCATTCCCCACCCGCCGGGCAGGCAATTCCAGCACCTGGGTTAAGCAACTCTTTCAGGTTGTCGCCAACCGCATTGCCGGTATCAACCCCGCCCGCAACGATGTAGCGTTTTTCCGTGCCGCCACCGGCAAGGTCGATATCTTCATCACAGACGTTGGCCGACGCGATCAGATCATCTTCATTTAGCGCGGCATAGCTTGCACCCACACCATCGGCAATCGATACATAATCCGCCGTGACCAAAGCCCAGTTATCGGTGTAGCCAGTGGTTTCCGTGCGCGGATCATAGATGTCTTTTTTGCCCTTGATCATGACCTTGATCTGCGGAATGCCGGACGGGTAAATGTCCTGATCCCAGGTCAGTTCGCAATAAAGCTTTGCGCAGTCCTTTTGCAGATGTTCGGTTGTCCATTCTGTATTGCGCGCGCGCATGGCGGCAAGCAGGTCTGCGTCACCATCATCGGTGCCGTCACCCTTCCAGAATGTCGCATACCCGGCATATTTGCCGATCGCATTCCCGGTGCCCGACCCCTCGAACACCTTGGTATCGCCAAACCAGATATCACCGATTTCCTCGACCGGATGGCCGGTCAGCGTGATCAACCATTGCAGCTTGCGCTTGCCATCGGTCACATTCATGAAGGTGACCGGGCCAGATGCCGGGGCCTGCCCATACAGGATCGGGCGGGTGGCAATCGACTGGCGCACCATCTGGGTCCGGTCAGTCAGGCGCGACCCCACCGACAGATCCGAAGACGTTGGCTTTCCCGCAAACAGACTGGAACTTGCGAATGATACAGCCGCGCCGATCACCGAACCGGCAATGGTCGCTGCAATCGAACTAAGCCCCGCCGCTACAAGCCCCGCCGCCGCACCTTTGGCCGCCACTGCGGCAACAATCGCAATAGCAGCTTGCGGCATGACTTAGACCCTCCAGGCGCGCAGGCCCGCTTTTATCGGCATAAACACAAGGCCAACCTCCCCCTGCACAGCCCATTTCGGGCCAATGCAAAGCGCAAGCGCCTCTCCCAGTTCGGTATCAACCAGACCAACATCACCGCGCCGCGCGGTCAGGCGCGTCACCTCGGGCCAGCCAAGATCAGCGGTAATCTTCTCGACCGTCTCGGCAAGGCCGCCGCCCGCAAAACGTTTGAGTGCTGAGTAAGCCCCGCGTTTGGTTTTGTAGTTGCCGCGAAACGATGCCGCCGGATCAATGCCGGTGATCGCCAGAAGTCCGTCACAGACGGTCAGGCAACAGTCAGATTCACCCCATGAAAAAGGCCGCCCAACGGCGACCCTTTGCCAAGCTGCAAGCTTGCTTTCCCAGTTCGGCAATCGATTCATAGCAGCCCCATTAACCAATCTGGCCCCATGTTATTTCGGCTTCCTGCAGGCTGTTGACGAACTCAAACCCGCGATCATTCGGATGGGCCGCTTTCTGATCTTCATCTGTGAAACGCCGCACTTTGGAACGCTCAAGCCCGACCAGCGTGCTTTCAACCGTTACCGAAATGGAAACCGTTTCCCCGGAATCATCGACCACAGGAACATCTGTTTTCCCCGAGAACACGAGGCGCGGCTCCCCGATCAACACCCGGTTTCCGGCAAGCGCCCCAACGAACAACTCGCCTGGCAAGCCTTGGCGCATCTGTGAAATGCTGGTCGCCAGTAATTCGGTCGGAATGCCCGACATGGTGAAGACAAGGGAATTCGCCTGCACTTCCTCGGTTTCCTCGACCTCGGATATGCCGACCAACTCGCCACCCCCCAGCCAGTCAAAACCACCCCATGGAATAGTGCCAACGCCGGTCCATAGACGGATATCGCCCGCCGCCGTTCCGATCCTCCCAAACATCACGGGCCGGATCTGATCGCCCATAAAGTGACTGAGCAATATAGGATCCGTCGGGCCACTCATGTCAGATGCTCCATAAAACTGACCGAAACGGTCATCCGGCCAAGCTGTTCGATATCCCGCTCCGGGATGCCGTTCGGCAACCAGAACAGTGATGTCGGATTCTCCAGTTCGATCGGTGATGCATTCGCTGGTGACCGGATCACCTCGGGCCAAAGATCAAGCGTGGCGTTGCCTGAACCGTCGCTATCCGCGTCTTTCAGAACTTTGTGCATCCGCATGACAGACCCGCTGGTCAAACCGATGCGATCACCCGCCTTGGCAATCCCGGTAACCGATGGCGTCCAGCCACTTGTCACCAACGCCCCACCAAGCTGATCGGCACCGGACACAACCGGCGAACCGGTTGCCACGCCAAGCGGCCCGGTATTATCCGGATCACCCATCTTGAAATGGCCCTCTTTGCCATTCAGCGACAGGAAAAACGCAGTCCACTGATTGACCACCAGGCGGTCACGAATGATCGGCAATGTCAGATCACCAGCCCACGCCTGACCACCCCAGAACTGCGTCTGCCGCTGCAGGGTAAAAGGCGACATTGAAACAGCCACAACCGACTGCTCGCGCCACCGGACTGTTTTGGTCGCTGGCCGCACGGGCAATGTCAGCGGATAAGTAATGGTCATATCCTTGCATTCCCCTTGCGACGTTGCAGGCTGCGGACCTCGGCAACAGAACTGTCAACTGCCGTCTTGACGATTGACCTGATCTCTGCCGGTGACATTGTCGAGTTCCGCGCATCAATGGTAATCATCGGCGAATAGGTAAACGGCTCGCCGCCGCCTTCCATCTTGACCGGGATGTTCCGGCCATCTGGCAACGGCACATAAGCCTCTGGCGTGCGCCCCTCACCAAACAACGCAAGCTGCGGCGACGACGCAACACCACCGTTTGAGTACGCCCGCAGCGGCACCGGGCCACTGCCTGTCATGATCCCGCCATTGGCGAACCCGAACAGCGAGCCGATGGCACCAAAAATACCGCCGGACTTTCCGGAACCAGCACCCGTAATACCGCCACCGGCCCCATCACCAAGGACATCTCCAAGGATGCCGCCAATGGCATTCTCCAGCGGTTTGGTCACGGTCATGCGCAGGATGATACGCGCGATATCCTTTTCCAGTGATTTCAGGACATCGCCCAGCTTTTCGCCTTCAAGCACCGCATCCTCGAACGACGTGCCAATCACATTGCCGAAGTCACGGGCATACTGGCGGGCATCGCGTGCGGCCTCTGCAGCTTGATCTTCTGCCGATTTCAGCCGTTCGTTGGCCTCGATCAGGTCTTCGATCTGCTGGCGCTGCTGTTCAGAAAGCTCGATCCCGCCTTCGCGCGCTGTTGCCTCGGCCTCAAGGATCGCACGCAGTTTTTCGCGTTCGACCCCCTGGACCTGCAGCAACCGGTTTTCAAGCTCGAGCGCTTCGATACTTTCGGCAATATCACGACGCGCCGCGGCCTCGGCCTCGGATGCCTTGTTGACATCCTCGATCGCCACTTTGGCATCGTAATAGGCACCGGCAGCTTCGCGGATCATGGCAGCATTGCTGCTGTTGATATCCACGCCCGCCTGCATCATGGCGTTGTAGATCGCCTGTTCGCGTGACGTGCGCGAAAGCTGCTCGCGCTGGAAGTTCAGGTTATCGACAACCTGCTTGATTTTGTCTGCAGCCTTGTCGGAACCGCCGCCACCACCCGAGCCACCAGAACCGGAACCACCCGACCCGCCTGATTCACCAAGGCGCGCCAGCGCAGCGTCAAGTTCATCAACACGCAGCTTGGCTTCAACAAGCTCAAACGACAGGCTTGTCATTTCTTCTTCAATGCCGCCGATCAACGGCGAACCCGGCGAAGACCGCTCAAGAAGCGATTTCTGCTCCTTAAGCCGCGCCATCTGCAAACGGGTCGATGCAAGCGCCTGTTCGTTAACAGCGCGCGCTTCCTCGATCCGCGCCTTGGCTGTGTCGCGGGCCTGCTCTGCTGCCGTCTTGGCAAGCTCGTTGCCCGTGCCAGTAACCGAGTTAAGCTGCTCCATCGCTTCGCGGTGAAGATCGGTTGCGGTTTCCGCATCCCCTTGCGCCTGTGACAGGTAGTAAATACCACCTGCCAGAACAGAAATGGCCGCCCCGACAGGACCACCAAGGAACGCCAAAGCAGCACCGGCACCACGCGCAGCAACACCGACCGCCGTCAAACCAACCGCTGCACCACGGGAAACACCGGCCATGCTGGCAAGCGTCGCCTGATAGCGGATGTTCTCCGCCGCAGATGCGCGTGCCGCAGCAGCAGCCAGCCCCATCTGCGTAATCACTGGACCAAGGAACTTGCCCGCAGCAGCCGCACCAACAAGTGCGATCACGGTGGCAACTTCATCAAGGTTCCCGGTCAAACCGGTCACTGCATCGCTGGCAAGGTCTATGGCCGCTGCCATCACATCAATGCCGCCGCTTTCACCGATCGTCACATACAGATCGTCAACCGCATCCTTGAGGTTCGAGAACCGGCCAGACAGGTTGTCCATCTTTTCGGACATCGCACCGCCAAAGTTATTGCGGGCAAGATCCTGCAGGTATGTCTCGATCTCGGCGGCGTTCTTGCCGATCGTCGTGGTCAGACCACGGAACGTGAACGCAACGTTTTCACCTTCGGAACTGGCCTTGATGCCAAATTCCTTAAGGCGTTCAAACTCGCCCGTCGTCGCATCGGCAACCGCCTGGATAAAGTCATCAAGCGACTTGCCATTAAACGAACTGGCGATATCGCCATAGGCCCGAAGCGCCTCCATCGACGGATCAAGACCAAGGTTTTTCAGGCTGATGAATGCCTGCGTGACCTCGGAAAGCTGAAACGGCGTTTCCTTGGCAAACACACGCAACCCGGCAAAAGCCTGATCAGCGGCCGCAGCAGACCCCGTCGCCACCTTGAGCGATGTCTGCAAATCCTGAAACTGTGCATTGACCTGCGCAATCCCGGTGGCGATTTCCGCCACGCCAAGACTGACACCAAGACCCGCCAGAATGCCAATGGTCGCCTGCGCGCTGCGCCCGATGCGCGAAAGCGCACTGGACGATGACAGCGCCGCACGGTTTACCCGTTTGTCAAAGTTGTTGACGATCCCTTCGCCCTTGCGCAGCTCATTGCGCATTTGCTGGGTGTTGGCTTCGATCCGCACCAGAAGATCAGCAACAGTCGCCATCGAAGCACCCCAACAAAAAAGGGTGCCCGAACGGACACCCTATTTCCCCATCTTCCTGATCACGGCGTCCTGAAACGCCTTGAAGCCGTTGCGCTTCCGCTTGGCCGCTGCGGCCTCTGGATGGGCGGTTTCAAACCAGCCATCAAAGGCAAGCATCAATTCATGCGGGGTTGATCGCCAGAACCGGTCTTCCGACCAGCCCATGCGCCCGCAAGCCAGCGCCGCCATCCGCCGGAACGGGTAGCCCGTTCCGGCATCGGCTCCCCCGCGTCGTCATCATCGGCCCGGTCTTCCTCATCGGAATCCCGCCCCCCGGTAAGGCCGAAGACAACGAACTTGCCCACGGGCTGATAATATTCAACCGCCCCGCCGGCATCGACAATCCACTGCCCGACCTGATCACGGTTCACATCCTCGCCCGCCGCCCGAAGACCACAGGCCAGAATGATCGCCATATCTGTCAGGCTGACCGTGCAGGAAATCGCATTCGCGGTAAGCTGCTGCAACGCCTTGCCGGTTTCGGTTTCGATGTCCGAAAGCGCGGTAAAGCTGGGGCGCAACACACGCTGCGCCCCGCCAATATCGATCGCGATTTCACCGCGATATTCATTGGCCGTCATCATGCATACCCGGTGGCATAGACCGGGCGGGCAGACGGCGACAGGGTGAAGTCATACGGGTTCGGATCGTCCTTGCCGCCGCCGCCGGACTGACCGGAAATCGAGAACGGCGCATAGTAGCTGTCAAGGTACGAGTTGATCACCAGACGGCAATTGACATCCGTGCCATTGTCGATGGCATCGGAAAGCTTTTTCCAGTTGCCATGCTCGCCGTCATTGGTGAACTCGATCTTGCCACCCGCCGTGACCGACATGGTGACCGTTCCGGCACCCTGCGGCGACCAGTTGCCACTGTTCTTGTCGCCAAAATCGATCTGCGCTGCTGACTTTTCATAGGTCGTGTTGTCCTGCCCAAGCAGCAGGGAATAATTCTCGACCGTGATGGTGACACTTTCGCCCGCCGCCTCGGTGACAAGGGTCACGTCCTGGCGGGTATCGGGATCAACCGGCGCCTTGAGCGTAAGCGAACCTGCCGCCGCCGTGGTGACGATTGCGGTGAAATCCGGGTTATCGGCAAAGCCGGTCACAGTCACCTGCGACCCCTGCAGAATGCCGTCATCAAGGAACCCGTCACCGGAATCCGACATGGTAATCGTGCTGCCGGAAACCGACAGGCCATAGGTCGTACCTGCCGACAGCGCCGAACCGCCATCGCCAACATAAAGCAGACAATGCTTTGCTGTTTCTTTCGTCATCACTTGGTTCCTTGTTAATGCCGCCACCAAAAAGGCCGCTTTATGCGGCCTTGTCTGCGCCTATCCGATACCGCGCAACCCCGTGGGTCAGGCGGTCATCGACATCCGGTAATGTTTCCGAAAATTCAAACCGGCATGAAATCGCATCCATGCCATCAATGGTCAGATCTGCGTCATGCAAAACGCCATAAATCTCGCCAAGCAATTGCTTGGCTTCGCGCCGCCCGTCCGATGCATCCGACCAGACATGCAAGGTGACCGTCACACCAAAGCCAAGACTGGTCTTGGTATCATCAGGCACCTGCGTATCATCGCCGATCACCACATAGGGCATCTGGGCGTTGCTGGGTACGTCGTCATAAATTTTGCAATCCAGTGCCGCATCCAGCACCGAGAACAACGCTGTTTGCACCGGCCACGAAGCATCCATAACGCCTACCTGCTTTTATAAAATGCCAACCGCCCCAGCGTGTTGTTGATCGCCTTGGCGATCCGCTTGGTGATATCGGCCCGGTTCATTTCCCATGCCGGGAAAAGGAACGGATGGGCGCGTTGCCGCGACGTGCCAAATTCTTCGAAATGTGCGCGCCAGCCAGCCAATCGCCACGGGCGCTTCCACTTCGAACTGAAACCGATCTGGGCCGACATCTTGTCACGCCCCAACTTGTGCGTAATAGACGCTGCCAAATCACCGCTATCCTGATGCACCAACCGCTGGGCGTCATACTCGATCAGCTCGGCAGCCTCGCGCACTTCATCGCGGACCTCTTGCGATACTTCATCGGGCAACCGCCGCAACAACCGGCGGAAATTGTTCACGCCGCTCAATCCCCGTCTGCGCGCCATACCGCCCCCCCCTTGCGGGGGCTTTACCAGCCCCCGGCATTGTTCACTGTGGACAGCGACACCACGACGCCCTTGGCCGCGTGGTCGCCAAACTGCATCTTGTGGCGCGTTACCCGTGCGCCCGGAAGGTCACCAAGCACCTTCCAGTAAATCCCCGCCCAATCCGTTCCGGCATACATCCGGTTCAGAAACGGGTGATCGGCGGCAAAGATCACCTTGCCGCTATAGCGCGCCGGGTTGACCCGGATACCGCGTTGCTCAAGGGCAACTTTCGCATTGTCCATATATTGCGCGATCATGATCATTTCCGTGATCACAACCCCGTCGCCAAGATTGTTGCGCAACAGATGCATCAGACAATCACTGGCCCGCATGCGCGAAAGTTCGCTGACCTCTTCCTGGTCGGCGATATCTGCCAGATCCGGCAACACACCGGACATGCCCCACACCCGACGCGCCGCCCGTTCGCCAAATGTCGCCCGCGCCTCGCGCACGACCGACAATTGATAATTCCGCTCAGACACCGGCAGCTTGGCAAGGTTGCCCGTTGCCGCCCGTTCGCTGTCAGGTCCGCGCGGGATTTCATAGCGCCCCGTCGCCCGCAAGGCCGGAAGCACTTCCGCCGTCACCCATTTCTTGAAACGCTTCGCCGCCATCTTCCGACTGGTCAGGATCAGGGAATACAGACCACTTTCATTGATGATCGTGGTCGACTGCTCCCTACCGATGGCGTCGTTAATAACGACATCATCCTTTTCGTCATCATCAAGCCGTTTAGCCGCATGCCTGGAATTCGCAATCTCAAGCACCCGGCAAACATCCGCCAGCACGAACCAGATCAATCCCTTGATCCGATAGGTGCGAACGTCATTGCCCTCAAACTGGAACGCGACAGCCATGCTCATGACGCACCGCCTTGCGCACACAGCGCCACCACATCAGACCGGACAGATCCGACAAAGCGCCGCGCGAAATCACGCTGCTCCGATGTCAGCCCGTCAAATTCTTTCCATAGATGCTTGTCAAGCAAATCGACCTTGACCAGCAATTCAGACCCGTCAGCCGATGCCGTTTCAAGCACCCGCTGATCACGCCATTGTTCAAGATACCAGTCCGCGTCACCGTCCCCGAAAACCCGCAACGCCTGATAGGCGCTGTTGATCTGGGTGATTGTCACCGGGACTGCAATTGTGTTGTCCGCCATAATTGCACCTCCATATTGCGTAATTTACGCAATATGATGGATATTATGGTTTGCTGTCAACAGCAAGATTGCGTAAATTACGCAACATGACACCTGAGCAATCACGCATGGCACGCGCAGCCCTAGACTGGAACTTGGAACGGACAGCCGACAAATCCGGCGTCAGCCCCAACACTATTCGCCGCTTTGAGAAAGGCGGCGTAACCAACCAGTCCACGGAAAAGGCCCTTGAATTTGCATACAAGGACGCAGGCATTGAACTAATCGACGCCGACGCTGTGCGCCTGCGCAAATCCTGAAATATTTGACTCCCATCATATGACGGTCGTAGCATTCCACCCCTGATTGTAAAGGGGGTCTTATGGAAGTGCTGATGTGGCTCACTCTCGGTGGCTGCGCCATCGTTGTACTTTGGTGTATTTCAAAGCTTTTGCCCCAACCAAAAGAAAACCCTCACTACGACAGAAACAGCAATGCCACGATCGATCCGAACGCCGCATTTCGTGAAGCGCGACATTGGGCTGAAAGCGGCCAAGCCTATGCCGAGAACAAAGCGTTCGAGGCAAAAATCGAACGGCTCGAAAGAGCCAATCGTGCAAACATCTTTTTTGAGAAACGCGAACGCCCCGATGGGTTCCACAGAAAGTTTGTCGAACACGAACCGGTTGCTGGCGCAAGCCACTACCAACCGGCATACGAAAAGCTCTATGCCGCCAAGAACGCCCAGATCACCCTTTTGGCCGAACCAGACAACAAGTTCGACCCCAACGCCATCGCGGTCAAAGCCGACATCGGATCAGAAGAACTCCACCTGGGCTATCTTTCGCGCAAGCTGGCAAACCGTTTCAGTCAGCAGGTGCCCTCACACGTCCCGACATTCGCGCGCCTAACCACGATCATCCCGCCAAACAACGGCATGCACGGCGGGGCCAGAATTGAAATATGGCTGCCACGGCGCGACCTCTGGGACAAATACAAGTAGACCGCCTACGGCGTCACCTTCTCGGCCGTGATGGTCATGAAGGCGGCGTTTGTTTCACTCAGCACGGCGCGGATCCGCAACACATCCCCGTTGCTGCGCACGATCCGGTCAGCTTCATTGACATCGGTGCGGCGATACAGCCCGATTTCATACATGGTGCTGCTGCCAACCTGTGCGGCGCGCACCTGCTCATTGCCGCTCACCGGCTTGACCGATGCCCAGCTTTTTGCCCCAAGCTGCGCCCAAGCCTCCACCGACCCGCCCCCAGCATTCTGCGTATGACTGACCCGCTCGATCGTGATCAGCTCATTCAAGTTACCGGGCTGCATCAGAACCCCCACTTGCGCGATGCATTAAACAGTGATGTGAATGTTTCCGGGATGTCATTGACGATGTTGCCAACATTGATCGGCACCCGGTTGATATACCAATGCCCCACCAGAAACAGCACCATCTGGCGCACCTTTTCCGGCAGATCGGCAGCCGCGCCATACCCGGCAACGAATTCAACCGTGATTGCCTGTCGCTGCGCACGCACCGTCGGCCACGTCTTGCCAAAGGCCGGAACGATCAGACCGGGCTCAACATTACTGATGACCTGATATTCGGCACTATCAAGCGTTTGTTCGACACCATCTGCGTCGATGTATTTGATCGATGACACCGTTTGAAGCGGCGGTAATGGCACGGCGACTTCGGACGGGAACGCATCATCAAGCGTGCCCACCCATGTCTGACTGACAAGGGCACGGCCAAGGATACCGTCACGGCCATCGATATAGCTTTCCGCAGCCAGCACCAATGACTCGATATAATCATCTTCATCGACAAAGGCCGAAGGCACACGCAACTGGGACTTGGCCAGATCAAGCGTGACAATCCGTTCACCCGGTGCCGTTTTAAGCGATACATCCATGCCGCGCCTCATACGAAAAAAGGGGCGGTCACCCGCCCCCTTTGTTCAACAGTCGGTTCCGCGATCAGATTTCGCTGGGCGCAGAGAAGATATAAACGCCCGAAACCTTGGCGGTATCGGTGCCAGATGCCGAAAGATCCGGCGTCTGTTTGAAGCGCACCTGACCATCGGCCTCGGCCAGATTGATATTAAGCTTGCCGGTGCCGGTTTCGGTCGAACCACCAGAACCACCGGTCAAGGTCAGCAGCGTGGTATCGGTGCCGATCTCGGTCCAGGTGCTGCCTTCATCGTCGGAATGTTCCCAGATGCCGGAAACAGTCAGGGTTTCATCCTCGCCAAGGGTCGCGGTCGCCATCACGACGGCAGCGGCACTTGCATGACGGACATTGTCAAAGGTGGTCAGGCGATCAATCGTCGCCCAGGTCTGTTCGGAATTGTCAGTGCCGGCAGCAGCGGTCAGATCATATTCAGCCGCCGCGAACACCGGGGTCAGGTAGGCTGCATTGTCGCGGCCAAGTGCGGTATCCATTGTTTTTCACTCCATTGCAAATGACAACGGGCCACCCGAAGGCGACCCGATCAGATTGCGGTCAAACCGGAAACCGGCTTACTGACCCCACTTGACGGCACCGATCCGGGCAAAGGCCTGATCGTAGCGGAAACCGAAATCGTGCGACATGTCGAGCTTGATGCCCAGCATGCCCATGGCCCACATGTTGACGGTATTACCCGCAGCATCCTTGAACGACGCCTGATCGCTGGTCGAAAGCGACATGGTCACAGTATCGGCAACCATCGCGTAGTCATGGCAGCCAAAGAAGATATCACCACCGGCACCAGCAGGACCGGTGATCTGGGTGCTGGTATCGACCGGATAGCCAAGCAGCGTCGGGTTCGGACCGTCCAGTGTCGGGAACGCCTTGACGTCACCCTGATAGACTTCCGAAAGATAAAGCACGACCAGCGGGTTCATGAACCAGCGCGGGTTAGTGCCGTTCATCGGAACATCCGCCGAGAGGAACGCTTTCAGAACCTTGTGCAGTTCGGTAACGACCTCGGCACGGGTCGGGGCAGTCTTGTTTGCCGCCGAAAAAACGTTATCCGACAGGATCGAGTGGTAGTAACCCTTCACTTCCTTGCCAACACCGGTGCCGTACAGGAACTTGAGGTCTTCAAATTCCGCCGATGCACGCACCAGTTCGTCGCGGCAATACGCTTCGACGTTGTAACCGGTATTGCGAAGCAGCTTTTTGGAGATCGGCAGGATAGCGGAGATATCCTTTTCCGCCATCGTCATGCTGCCAAAGGTAACGCCGGTAACGTCGCCCTGTTCGTTCTCGCCAACATAACCGACCGATGCGCCGGTTTTGCCTTTGAAGTAGGTCGCATTGCCTGGCACCGACCGCGCATTGCGGCGCACGATGGTATTGGGCCCAAACAGCTTGATGATTTCCGGCATATAGTTTGGCGTGATCAGGAAACCACCACCGGAGTTTTCAGAGGCAGTCTGGGCGCGCTCAAGATTTGCAACAACCGGATGATTGTCACCATACGCGCGCTTGGCAAACTGCGACGGGTGAACTTGCTTGCCGTCACGCTGTTCGCATTGCGCGGCAGCATACGACCGCACAAACATGCCAAATTCATTTGCAAGGTTGCGCTGTTCTGCGGGCGCGGCAGCAGCCGTCGGGCGACCATTGAACGGGTTCTGCGAACGGGTCTGACCCGCTGCCTGGTCATCCTGACCACCATCGTCATCATCCGGAACCTGCGCTGCCGCTTCGGAGCGGCGCTGCTCCAGCTTTTTCGCACGGGTGATGTCTTCATCGAGTTTGCCGATTTCGGCCTCGAGTTCATCGAACTTGGCGCGGGTTTCGTCGGTTTCTTCCTGTTTAGCAAGCGCTTCAAGTTCATCGAACTTTGCCGCGCGCAGCTTCATCAATTCCTTAAGGGTCTTCATAGGTGGTAACCTTTCAGTTTTGCAAGACGCGCACGCAGCGCAAAGTTGCCCGGTTCGGGCCGGGTTGCCAGCGACCGGACGGCCACGCTGGTTTTCGGATAGGCAGGCATCGAAGTGACCGTGATTTCGCGCAGGTCTACTTCATCATGTTGAACGCGGATCAGACGCCCGCGATCATCGTATTCGGTGCGGTTCTTGACCGGCAGGAATCCGAAACTCATACCCGGATAATTCTTGTTCCGGATGTTTTCATAGGTATCGCGGCCAAGGGTCGTGTCCGGCAGGACTGCCTCGAACGCCAGACCGCGCTTGTCCTCGGTCAGGGTCAGCGTGCCCGCACCTGTGCGCGCCAGCAGCATGAAGGGCATATGTTCGACCAGATAGCGAACGTCCTTGCTGCCCTCGATCGACTTGGCGAAGCAGCCGGGGTTTAGCCATTCCTCGAAGTTATGGCCGCCATACATGCGGATCTTGGTCTTGCTGTTGAACATCGCGGCATAGCCCTTGACCATGCGCGCGCTGTCATCCTCGGCCCGCAGCTCGACATCAAGATTGAACCGCAGTTCAAGCTCGGATGGCGATTTGCCGTCTTCCAGATCAGTCTTGTGCGTCATTCGACTGCCCCTTGTTTTGCCCGGCCATCGCGATCGGGATGCTTGCGCTGTTGATGAACAGTTCATCACCGCCATCCATCGGCGGCAGGCCGCGTTTGGCGCGTGCTTCGTTTGGCGTCATTTGCCCGTTCTGGACGGCCTTTTCCAAGACCTCCGCAAACGATTTCTGATCCCCGCGCAGCAGCAAAGAGTCATCGTGACCCAGCTCGAACTGGCGGCGTTCATCACCTGTCAGCAAGTCCTTGCGCGCCGTCTGTTCAAGGTCGATCAGATGCGGCAACAGGCAGTGCTTGTAATGCGCAAGGTCAAGATGCTCGACATTCGAAAACGTCGCCTTTTCCAGGTCGTTGATCAGATGGGCCGACACCCGCAATATCCCGGCGATGATCGACCGGTCATATTTGCGGGTTTCAAGAATTTGCCCATCCTTGTTGGTCTGGCTGTGCGGGTGATAGGTCGCCCCGTGCCCGAACACACCAATGCGCCCTGTCTTCGACGAACCGCCGTAAGCTGCTTGGATTTGTTCTCGCAGGACTTCCGATTTCTCTTTGTCCAGCGGGGCCTCGATCGCCATGTGACCCGACAGGTTCACACCGTTTTCGAAGTTGCTGTAAACGAAATCCTCGGCCTTTTGCGCGACTTCGATCGTCTTGTCTTGATAAAGCGCCCAGACCGACGCACCGCGCAGGGCATAATTGTCACCAGATGTGATCGGCTTGAACTGGACATGAAAGATTTCATCTTCCAGAAACACAGCCTGCAGGCCGCTATACCCGGTCACGCGATAGGCCCGGCGGCGCAATCCGGTTTCGGCTTCCAGATACCAGAACGGCATCACCCGGCTGTATTCGATCGGGTAAATCTCGGCGATCCGCCCGCGTTCATCGAACACCTTGAGCGCGAAGTGGTCGCCATAGTTGAGCTTGTCAAAGAACAACATCTGCAAATACTGAAACGCCGTCATATGCGGGTTCGGACTGAATTGCAGAAGGTCATACAACGGGTGGTCAACCGCCTCGACCCGCGATCCATCCTGCTTGCGATACAGGATGAAAGGCAGCATGGCGCACCCCTCGGCAATCACATTGATGCAGGAATACACCGTGTGATGGCTGATGGGTTGCGACGTGCCCAGATTAAGGAACGGCTCACTGCGCCACAGCCGCGTATTGATTTCCTGTTCGCTGGTCTGCGCGCGTGTCGCCCAGCCGAACAATCTTTCTCGCAGCTTCATGCCACACCACCGAATATTGAATCGACTGTTACGATCTGTTCTTCCTCAGCCGAAATCATCCGGCCAATCGCCATCAACATCGCCACCACACCATCGATCTTGCGCATATCCTTGCGCGTGTCGGGTTTGATCGGCTTTTTGTTTTCGGCGTCATCCTGTTTGACCGACGTGTTGCTGATCATCCAGTCCATGACAGAATTGCCGTCATGGGCGATGCCCTGATCAAGCACCAGACGTTCAAGCTCGCGGCACGGTGCCGCCATGCCATAGAACCCCTGACCGCAGGAAACGCAGGTCAACCCGGCATCCTCAAGATGCTGGATGATCTGGCCCGCGAACATGCGGTCATAGCAGACCTCGGCAATCTCGAATTCGTCACTCACCCCCGAAAGACCAAGTTCCTCTTTGCCGATCAGAAACGCCTCGATCGCGTCATAGTCCGTTGCCGAACCATCCGTTTCACGAATAAGCCCTTGGGCAAGCCACACATCGTATGGCACCGCCTTGTCATCGGCCCGCTTTTCAATCGTTCCCTTTGGCACCCAGAAGAACGGCAAAATCTTGACCGGCTCCCCGACCTCAACAGGCGGGAAGACCAGCACGGCGGCGGTGATGTCGCTGACCGATGAAAGGTCAAGCCCGACATAGCACTTGCGACCGCGCATGCTTTCGCGATCAATCACGACCTCGCAGCCGCGCCATTTCTCGATATCAAGCCAGATTTCCGCCGTCTGGCTCCAGACATTCAGTCGAAGGCGCTTGAACCCCGAAAGCGATGACGGGTTGTTCTTGGCCTCGATCGACACCTTGCGCATCGCCTCGGGCAGGACCGAAACCCCATAGTTCGGGTTGGCCTTTTCCCAAGACACCTCGGAAAACGGATCATCGCCATCATCGATCGAACAGATGAAACCGAACCAGGTATCATCCTCGAACACGCCATTAAGCACATTGACCGTGTAATCATGATGCTGCCGGCAGATCGAATAAGGGTTGGTCCCTGCCGTCGTGATTTCCACATGCAACGGCTGGCGACGTGCACCCATGCCGGTTTTAAGCACCTCGATCAACTGCCCGTCCGGGTGGGCGTGAACTTCATCGACCAGATTGCAATGGCTGTTCAGGCCATCAAGTTTCTTGGCATCCGCCGAAATGTATTTCAGTTCCGAAAAGCTTTTCGGATGTTCCATGTGCCGCGCCATCCGTTTGACGCGGCGGCGAAGTGCCGGGCTGGTCGCAACCATGCGATCAGCTTCCTGAAAGATAATCTTTGCCTGATCGGCCTTGGTCGCAGCGGTGTAAACCTCCGCGCCCGGCTCTCCATCGGCCATCAGCATGTAAATCCCGATCGGGGCCAGCCATGTTGACTTGCCGTTCTTGCGCGGCACCTCGACATAGACGTAGGTGAACCGGCGGGTCAGCGTGTCCGCATTCAGCCAGCCAAAGATCACCGACGTGCAAAACGCCTGCCAGTCGGCAAGCTCGAACCGTTGGCCGCCCCACTGCCCTTTTGAATGGCGCAGGTAACCAAAGAACGCCATTGCGTGATCGGCACGCGGGATCGAAAACACCAACCCGCGTTCCGCGCCATGCACCAGATCATCAAGCTGGCGCTGGCAGGCGGCGATGCGCTTCTTGCAGGCTGGCTTTTTGCCTTCGACAATGTCGAGTGCGTAGATTGTGCTGACATGCCCAAGGATCGCCTCGGGCACTTTCTTAGCCAGATCCTTTCGGGTGACCGGGCGGCGCTTCTTAGGTGCCCCTGCCTTGTGCGAAGTCGTCGAAGTCATCGAACAAATCACCCTGACCTGCCGCCGACGCCAGAGACCGCGAAGCAGATGGCGTCATGCCAAATTCAGCGATCAGGCGCAACATGGTCCGGCGGGTTTCATTGAACTGTGCGACCTCCGGGCGGGTCTTGATCTGGTTGCCGTTGCGGCCATCAACCTCGTAGGTTTTGCCGTAAATCTCTGTACGCTGCTTGCCATTGGCATCGGTGATTTTCACCTTGCTGCGAAACAGCGCGCGGTAATCATTCAGCTCGGCGATGCATTCGCAAAGCTCGACCAGCGCCACTACAAACACGGGATCAAGCCGATGCTTTTCCGCCAGAACCGGCGCGACCGAGTCCCAAACCTTTGCAACGTCCTTCGATAGCCCGCGAGGCTTTAGCTCTGCGGAAAGTTCCGCTGCGTCCTGAGTCTGCTGGCCCGGCTCTTTGCCGTCCTGTGTCAGGCGAACAACATTGCTTGGCAGATCAGGCTTGCGTCCCCGTGCCATGGCTTAACTCCATCAATTCGGGAAACGCCTTCTGCCCTTGTCCTTCTGGACCAAGGGTTTCCCCAGATGGGTTTTTCCTTTTCAATTTCCCGTGCGTAAAAACGTGACCACCCAAGCGGTCTTGGGCGGGTGGGTTGTAGGGATTTGACCCTCCCCCACCCATCATTTGATCTGAGATCGAAACGCCCTGATCAGCAAGTCAAACGCTACAGGGCTTAGCTTCCGGACAAACGGCAAGATAGCGCCGCGCGCTCGATTGCAATCATTGCATGACACGACCAAATTGCTTGGCGTGTTGTCGCTCTTGTCTTCGTTGAGATGATCAACAACTGCTGACGACCATTGCAGTGGCACACCGCACCAACCACACCCAGGACATTCCCCACCATGCTGGTCGAACATCACTTTGCGATGCTCATAAGCATGCCCATTGCCGTCCGACATTGGGTGCTCTCGATCAAGAACCTTGATGTATCCTGCACCCGTCCTGTATCGAAGCTTCGGCGCTGCCCTATCAAGCGATCCAGTAGACCGTTGGCGAGCGTAGTGCATTTCGCAAATCCCTAGCAGACCGCGCTGTTTCTTGCTGCAGCCGTCCACCGAGCATTCAGGAGCATCTGCCAATCGCTTCTGCTTCTGCTCAACCCTGCGCGCATTTCGGCAAGCCAACGAACAAATGATCCGATCCTTGCCTTTGCCAACGTCATAGGAGAAGCGCTTGCCACACTGTGGGCAAGTCTTTGTCCTGATATCCATTGATCAACGTTCCTTGATCGCGTGTCCGAACCCGCCGTCTTCCTTGGCAGTTTTTACTGAATGGCATGCGACACACAAAGGCTGCCAGTTCGAGCGGGACCAGAACAACTTCTGATCGCCCTTATGCGGCGTGATGTGGTCAACCACCGTGGCGGCGACGACATATCCCTGCGCCTCGCAATGGCAACACAGCGGATGTTCCCGAAGGAACACGGCGCGGGCCTTCTGCCACTTGGAACCATAGCCACGCTTGGCTGCGGTACCGCGTCGTTCGTCCTGTCGCTTGCGATGTTCGGCTTGATGCTTCTCGCAGTATCGCTCCCGGGTCAGTGTGCCGCACCGGGCGACAGCGCATGGCTTAGTCGGCAGGTTCGGCATCACATCACCACCAAAAGACTGCGGCGGCACACGCCCCAAGCACCAATGCCGATATCATCGGCCCGTCTCGGATTGTGTAACCGCCGCGAGTACAGCTTGAAAGCTGAGGGAGGAAGCTATCAGGAAACCAAGCCAGCATCATCAACCGCAAGGAACATCCGGTAGCATAGCGCCAAAACAAAAACGCCCGCCGGATTTCTCCAGCAGGCGCTTGTATCGCTTCGACAGATTTGTCAATAGCCCAGATCAGCCCACCTTGTCAAACACCTTTTTGCGGGTCTGCCATGGAAGGCGCGGAATACTGGGCATTTCAAGTGCAATGCCCATACCGTCGCAGGCCTGCAATGCCGTGTACAAAGCCGCCAGAACATCCCACACCATGACGTAAAACAGCTTCGATTCCTCGATCACGCGTCGGGGCTCCCCGCTGTCACCGGCCAGCCATTCCGGCATATCACCCGATCGGGCCGCGGTAAGCGTTGCCACCATCGGGTTGCTGTGCGGATCAGATGCCATACGGACCATGGCACGCTGCATATGCACCGGCAGATCAATCCCGATCTGATCACGCAACCCGCCACGGTTCCATTGCGACCAGATCATCATCATGCCAAGCCAGATCCGCTCGGCATCCGGGTCAAGCTCAAGCCCCGATGTTGGCCCGCCGCCATCAATGCGGGCATTCAATTCGCCCATCTCCATCACCGACGCCGTCACAGACCCGCCACGATGCAAATGCCGAAAGTCATCATTGGCCGCAAAGGCCCGGTCCGCCTTCTGATCCCGCACCGCCCATTGCAACGCCGACCAGATATCCATCACATCCTGCTTAACCATCGCTTCACCCTTTCCTGATCAAGACATCCAATCGCCGATGCCATTCCACCTGTGATCCAGCCAACTCGCTGCCCTTGGCGACGCCTCTGTCACCAAGTCCGATACGCGCATCATCAAATCAATGCCGCCTTTGTCATACAGCTGATAGCCGACACACCGCACTGCCCACTTCGCGGCCTCTTGCATCGGTGACTTCCGCACCCTCTCAGCCAGCGCCACTGATGGCTTCTGCAACGGAACGTCGGCAAGCGTTGAGACCAGATACACGCCATCGGCCTGATCTGCGCTCAAAGATAGCTTCTCGCGCTCCTCATGAACCATCGCGAACAAGTCCACAATCTCATCTGCCAAGCCTTGTTCGGTATACGGCCCGATACTGGTGAACATCAAAACCTCCTGTGAAACGGTTACAGCTGGTTACAGCCGGTTACAGGCATTTGTAACCAAATTTTTCCTGTTTTTATTTAATAATATCAATATCTTATTACAGGTTACAGGTTACAGGTTACAGGTTACATGGTTACACGATTTGCGCGCATCCTTACGCGCGCATACACACATCTAGTATATTTTTCCGAAAAATGTTGTAACCACGTAACTTCCTCGAAGTTTGCCTGTAACCAATTGAAAAACAACAAAACACAGGTTACAAAACGGATGTAACCGGCTGTAACTACGATGTAACCAGCGCCACAAACAATGGCACAAACTATCAAACCACCAAAGATCATCACCTAAACCTATCAAACCAACCACCTGATTACTGCGAAGCAAAATCAAAATTTGGGGCGCGGGGAAAGAAATCCGGCTAAATATCGTCCCTATCCGGAACACTCGATATCACATACTCAATCGGAACGACTGTGGCGCGACACGCCGAACCACCAAACTTGACCACCTTGTCTGGTACGGCCCCTTCAAGACACCCGAAAGGCTGGCGATAAACGCCCCTTTCCCATTTGCTGCCGCGATAGATGATGTTTAGCTGTTCATGATTGCTGGCAATGGCAAAATGTGACCAGGTCGCAAACGAAGAGCGATCCTTGCGCATCAGTTTTATGCCTATCGAAGGCAAGAACTTTTCAGACAGATACTTCAAATCAGGAATACCCTCCTCCTCCGAAGATCGGTCATTGATAACCGCCTCAAGCAACTGCCCAATGGTCGGCTTCGCTCCACCTCGGTATATTTCCACCTTTGATGTCAGTAGCCGTCGCAGACACTGGTCAAACTCGGTGTCCATCTTGGGGGCCTCCTCTAGGCCCAAAACACTGATCATATCTCGCGCAACGCCGGATGATATCGGCTCATCATGCATCAAGGTCTCATAGGCCGCCAACACCGGCGCCATGCGGTCCACCAGGCGGGAAGTATAAGTCGCCCCGCCAAGAACACTTTCGAACACTGAAAGGTTGGTTCGGAACCGCCCATAGCCAAGAATCATACGCCCCCAAATCCGTGGTCCCAACGCCTTGAGACGCTCACGACGATCTCGAAACCTGTCTGTAGCCTCCTGAGACACAGCACGCTCACGCAGCGTAACAAAGTGAATACGCTGCTCATCCTGCGGCCCAGCCTCCGGGTGTTTGATCGAACTGAAAACAAATTGGGCGATGATTTGCTGCAAGACAGTTTCTTGCGAAGCGCTTGAACGGCCAACACCGCCCTGATCATTGGAGAACGCCAGGCGCGCCAACTCCATAGCCGGACCAGCCTTGCCCGATTCCGGCTCCATCTCATCCATGAAAATAGGCAAAGCAGCCCCGTTAAGGCGTCCGCGCACATAGGCCGCCGTAGCATCAGACGTTTTTTCCGCTGCCCTCTCGCCACCGATCGGCAACGTCAGGAAGTCCAGCAAGCTCGATTTACCCGCAGCCGCAGGTCCACACAGCCATAGTGTAGGTCGCTTTTCCAATGCGCCCGTTAGGCAAATCAGCCCCATTATGCCAAGGCAGACCACCGGATCAGAGACCGATGAGAAACGCCAACTTTCCACATGCTCTTTGACGACCTTCATATTTTCGGCGGAGGCAGGGTTGTCCAGATCAGGCCTCAGACCTTTGGGAACCGGGGCGCGGGCTGGGTAGACCCATCCATCATCAAGTATTTCACCAGCGCGGATCATTTCCTTGCCAGATGACAAAAACAACACATCACCGCAATGCACAATCAGCCCGCCCTTGACATCGCGCCACACACCACGTCCACGCACCATATCTGGCTGAAACAGCCCCATCTTCGAACACTCGGCAATAACCCAGTCACTGGCATCATTGACTTGCATGACGGGCCGGTTCGACACTTCCCCGTCCTTGTCCAACTTGGGAAAGGCCTCATCCAGCCAATCATTCTCCCCGCCAAATAGCGATTTAAGGACCGACCGGCTGCCAATCTGTGAGCGAGAAACATCATCCAACTCACCATTTGCATTGATCACAAAAAACACACCCTTATTCACGCCCAAGAACCTCACAGGGCAAGGCCCGGCGCTAAAGCTCGGCTGCCTGACACCCGGCCTGCTCTCCCCAACTTCATGGACGTGGACCGGTGCATTCTCGTTGGCAGGCTGCTTTCGCCGCGCCTGATTGAGCGGCACTGTGTTATCACTCATGCAGCCTCACTTTCTGAATTCACGATATGGATATCCGGGCCACGGGTCGCGACGAACAACGCATCAACCCTCTCGGCGATTTCCAGACTGTCACAGACGATTTTGCGCGGCCCTGTCAGCTTGAACGCTGTCATTTCCCGCCAATCGGCAATCACGCAGCCCACCTGTTTGCCTACCAAATAGGCAACAGGGTTGGAAAACACCCTTAGATCGATCTCGTAATGGCGTGCATAATCGACCGCAAACGGGTTGATCATCGGACATCCTGCGATTGAAAACATTTTCTCGGGGGCGCGGGGGTCACAGGCGACAAGATCACCAACATCTCGGCTTATCTGGTCCCAAGGATCCGAAAGCGGATTTTCCGGCACAACAATGAAGTTCTGCCCATCATCGGCAGGCGACCATTGCCCGTTATCATTGGCAGCAACCCGTAACGCGCCATAGCGACAAGCACCGCCATTGAGCCATTCAGGGTCAACCCCCTTCCCGATCAACCACCTGTCCTGCGCTGCGGTCGTTCTGACAGCAGCAGCAGCAAAAACCTTGAACGATGTATCAGCCATCAATACCGTCCCGCCGCGAACCAAGCGAAACGACGTTGCCTCCATGGGTTTCAAGAGAGGTCACTGGAACATCAGGCACAAACACACGCCGCCGGCGCGTCTCCTTCCAATGGCCGATCAGACCATATCTGTCGGGGTCGAACTCGCTGAACGACACCGATTTTGTTCTGATCCAGTCCTGCGCCCGAAGGCGATTGAATCTTACAGGATCCGACGCTGACCCCTCCGAAGAACAGCCCGGGAAAGCAGCGCTCAGCCATTCATCAGACCCATCAAAGATGCGCGTGATCGATTTGGCCCGCTTAAAATCGCTGTCATGCAGATGAACAAAGTGCTTTGCGGGGGACAGAAAATAAAACTCATCCCAATATTCGCCAAGAAAAGCGACGGGGCAAGGACCGGCAGCAAGTTTTGGACAAAACCAGGCAGGCCACTTTTCTTCCTTGAACCAGCGGAAATTCATTCCTTACCCCTCCATCATTTTATGAACATCGCACCGGATCGACAGCACCCAGGCATGCACGGCCTCTTGCCCCTTCGGGGTCAGGCCTGCACATTCGCCGGTCATCTCCGACAGGCAATTAATCTTGATTGAAAGTTCGCACAGATCAAGCGCGCAAAGGTTGCGCAACTGGGCTTCGCGCCATTCGATCAGATGACTGTCAAAGTCCTGATCGCCAGCCTGCGCCAACGCCGCAAAGGCGGCCTCGATATCGGATATGGTTTTGGGAACCGGGTAGGTTGCAGGCAGATTGCCCGCGTTGTCATGCTTGGTCATGTCAAAGCCCTCTGGTCGGCGTTTCACAACACCACCAGCAAGGCTTTCTACGACCGCACTGGTGGCGGGAGGGTAGAAACCTGTCCAGAGGCAGGCGGGTTTATTCCCCCGAAGGGTCTTGTATTCACCGCCCTCCCGCCCTAAGCGAGAAGATGCACCCGGAATCCGGATACAAAAATAGCCGTGACTAACGTGACGGCTGACCGTCTGGAACAGGGAGTTTCTACGCCCCCACGGCGGATTTTTCCCGCCGATGGGCATCACCATACGCCCCCTGCCCGTGACAGTCAATGAAGTTGGATGGATCATGCGGCACCGTCATCAAGGAAGCTCGCCTGTTGCATTACAGGCGCGTCGTCATTGACCGCAAACAGATCCTTTTGATCATAAGCCGCATGGACGCGGCGGCATGCGATGTCGAAATAAGCCGGATCGCGTTCAATCCCGATTCCCGACAGCCCGGCCTTTGCACAGGCCACAAGCGTCGTGCCACTACCCATAAACGGATCAAGCACCGTTTTAGTTGTTTTGGGCAACTGCTCAAGACACCACGCCATGACACCTTCCGGCTTTTGCGTCGGGTGTTCGCGAACATCGTTGCCCTTGCGAATCATACCATTCCAGCGCCAGTAAATCCGCCGGACAGCTTTATCAAGGTTTGTCCATGCAAGCTCACAATCAGCGAAATCACCAGTGTTTTGCTTATCCCATACCAGCCAGCACGGCGTTGGCCCCAAGCCTTCAAAGTAGTTGCCACCAAAGATAATCTGATGCTGGCTGACAGCGCGCATTGCCTTGATGTGATCAAGGCTGGCAGGCTGGCTATCCCATTCGAATGTGCCGTAATCGCGCGGCTTGGCCCGCTTTTCCCGTGACGCATTCTTTTTGTGGTTCTCGTTGATGCCATAGGGCGGGTCTGTGACAACCGCATCGACACCCTGCAGATCCGGCATGACCGCCAAGCAGTCCGCCAAAAACAAAGTGCAATTTCCTATGACTTCTTTGCGTTCAAATTGCATCACCGCACCCTCCAGAGCATCGCCCAGAACATCAGAATTGCGAACGGAACGGGCATCAGGCACCGCCTTTCGGGACCGCCTGATAGACGATCCGCTCGAACCGGCCATCACGGGTTTTCAGCGTCGCGGCATGGCGATAGCGCCAGCCCTTCGGCAGCTTGATGCGGGTATCGCGCACCGTTCGGTGCAGCTTCAAGACATGCCAGGTGAAATTCGACTGCGATTGGCTGAGAATCTCATCCTCGACAAAGGCAAACCCCGCCAGCGCCGGGCATGCCTGCCAAACACCATCCCAATCACGGACAGCCTGAAACACGGCAAACGCCGCACGCGCTGGAATTGACATCACCGCCCCACCACAAGACCGGTCTTGACACCATCAAGGGTGCGCGACGGGGTTTTGATGCGGATCGGCTCGATCGGCACCGGGCCGGAGCCATAGGGGTCGATGATGTTGTCATCGTCCGAAGACACCCGCTCGCAATGGATCGCGAACGGATGATACCCGCCACCATCGATAAAACCAGATTCAAGCATCCGGTATTTCTGCCCCGTGCGCTTGCACCGGACCGTGGCAACGTGGTGCTCTGGGCGTGGGCCGTGAACCGCTGCCTTTAGCTGAACAGGCAGGTTTTTCTCGACCCAAACAAAATCGATCATTTTCACAACTCACTCCCCATCGTGACAGACGTCATCGCCATTGAGGTACAGCCAAGGGCCACCTTCCTCGACAACGCGGCGCAGGCGGCTTTCCTCGACATTCAGAAGCTTCGCCACGACGGCGACCCGCGCACAGTCCGCCGCGTCCGGGTTGGGGTGCGCCATGGCGATAATCTGGATCGCGTCCCAGATGTGGCTATCGGTCATGCCGTGCTTGGCGTTGTCGATATCGCCGGTAAATACCAACTCATCATCCGTGCCGACCCACAGGGTTGGTCGCCACTTCGCCGCCATACGAATGACATAGGACGTGGCGTTAAACACATGCACGGCATCGCCGATGGTTTGCGGTTTGTCCTGCAGCACCAGCCAGATCGCCAGCACCCGCGAGAAGCGGTCAATTGAACACAGCCCGGATCCTTCGAGGTTCCAGCCGCCATCGTCATCCGGCCCTGTTTCAAGACTGGTAAATGCGATTTCCCCGCTCATGATTGCGCCTCCGCTTCCTTGGCCTTCGCGGCTTGACGGTCGAGATATTCGATTTCGGCAACGATCCAAGCGCCAGCCTTTACCAGGTCTTCGCGGCGGTCCGTTGGCTTGTAAAACAGCGGCGGCAGCGGCCAACCCATCGGAGATTCACCCCGTGCCGCAAGGTCACACGCGAACTTGTGGCACTCGTCGTTCTGGGCATATTCGGCATACACCGCCGCCGCATTCGCCCAGATGCCGTTACCAAGCGCGTCGTCGCGTTCTGGTGCCCACCCGCCATTAATGATCCGGTTGGCGCATTCCACTTCGATATCGATGATTGCCTGACTGGTCATCACGCAGCCTTTCCGATTGAAGCACGGGCGGCTTTGGCACCGGCGCAGGGGGTTTTGGGGTTGATCACGCGGTAGTCGGGCAGCTTGCGCGAGGTGCCTTCGCCGTCGAACCAGGCGCATTTGGTGCGGCCATGTTCGACCCAGGACACCAGCCAGCCGGTTTCCCCATTAAGGTCAGCCGCACTGGGCGATTTCATCACCGGGTTGCCGCCAAAGCTTTCGCCCGATCCGCGCACGGGCTGATGAAGGACCAGCACCGGCAGGTCATAATTGACCACGTCATGGCTGCGGCGAATGGCAAAGCCGCCAAGATCAAGGTCATTGATGATCTGGCGCGCGGTATCGTCGCAACCGAGGTTGTCATTCGCCGCATCGCGCAGCGTGGTCAGGATGGTTTTGAAGGATGCCTCGCTCATGCCACACCCCCACCGTGCAGCGCGGGACGTGTGGTGTTGTCATTGGCACCGGTGATCATGGCGGACTGGAACTTCGCACCGGGATAGTCGATGCGATGATCGAGCAGCCCGGCACGTTCAAGCACCGCATTGGCGATATCGACGGCCTGACAGACCATCACCGGGCGGTCATTGATCACGATGACGTGGCGCGCACCGCCGACATATTTGACACGCCGGTCGATCGCCACCCGGATCACCGCAATCGCCCGCCCGCGCGGACCATCGATGGTGTTGGTATTGGCTGCCGCAATCAGCGCATCACGCAGTTCTGCAGAGATTTCAGGCTTGGTCATGTCACTCACCCTTTGCATGGCATGATGGAACGAAAAGGCGGAAGAACCGGGCAGCGATTGTGCGGACAACACAGTGAGAAGGAGGTCATGTTAAAAATAATTGACCAGTGCCGCCCGGCCTTCCTGTTGCCTTAAGCCCCACCCGCAAGCGGGTAAGGGGCTTAAGAACGATGGCGCTGACCTATTGGCGGTCAGGCCGCAGTCGGGGTCAGATCAAGGTAGTATTCCGCGCCGATCTCGAACTGATCAGCGGCGGCTTTGTTAATCGTTCCGAACTTCAATTCACCCCACGGGGTGTACTTAAAGAACTTCTCGTTTTCTTCACTGCCGGACGTAACCGGGGCAAACGTCACCTCGACCCCGTCCGGGTTATCGACCTTGTTCATGCAAGAGAATTTGCAGCGAACCGACATTGGTAGTTCCTTTTCTTTGCTCGTATCGGCTTTCAAACTCAGCCGGTGCCGCCCAGTGCGGCTGTTTCACCCGGAAACCCCGACCCTGCCTTCAAGCGGGGTAACGGGGTTCTAGGTCTGGTCGCGGCCTCCGAAGGCTTAGGGAGAGGAGAGGCCCACCGGATGACGGGGTTTTGCTTAATCAGGGCACTCGCCGTCTAATCCCTGTCTGCCCTATCGGCTCACACCGCCCCGGCAGCCGGGGTTAATTCGCTGTTGTGGTTGTCGTTGTCGGCATAGAGACCACGGGCGGCGCTGAAACCGCGCCCCAATGAGTCACTATCGTGATTTCGGAATTGATGCTTTCGAGCGCCTTGCGCAGGCGGCAGACCTGCACACGCAGCATTTCGCACCAGCAGTCGGGCATGTCGTCCGGATCGGGCCAAAGGCATTCGGCAAGATCCATCCATTCGGTAATGTGCCGTTCGGGCTTGCCACACAGAGCCATCAGGATCGTTGCCAATTGCCCGGCAACCGGCGTTTCGCCCCCCGGCCCAGCCAATGTCGCGCCGTCTTGCCGGTCAAAGAAAACCCGCGTGGTCGGGAATCTGCGCGGACCAGGAGCCGGTTGCATCTCGACCGGGCAGCCCGGCACACCGGGATTGACGATGGAAAAATCACCATTGATGCGCTCCGTCACCACATCACCAGCAGCGCGCAGAAACCGGCCATCACGCCCGATGGCCGTCCGACGGACCCAGCCCGCCTTGGTATCGGCTTCGACCACGAACCGCACATCCTTGCCGGTCTCATTGTCGATCACGGAAAGATCAAACCAGTTGGCGGGGGTTTCACCGGCCTTAATGTATGTGACGGGTTGCAGGCTCATTCCCCGTCCCCCTGATAATCCGGCAGCCAGAGGAACAGGCCACAGGCCTTGAGCTTGGCGATCACCTTGGGCAGCATCTTGTGCGCGGAGGGCTCGATGGCCTGGAACTCGGCACGGTGCATGAGCTGGATATGGCCGAACACTTCGCGCGCCGACGCTTTAAAATCGGTGGTAAACATGCCCTGCCCGGCATGGCGATCGACCCAAAGCATCAGTAGGAACACCACGGCAAACACCTTGAGGCTGTGCCAGCCGCCATCCTCGCCGATCTGCCAATTGACCAGAATGCCAAGGACGCTATCGGCCCCACGGTCCATTTCGCGGCGGAAATCGGCCCATTGTGACGGGGCCATGATATCGGCATAGGTTTGCATATCGGCCTGAAAGGCACGCGCCAGCCGGTCATTATCGGCCTCCCCGGCAAAGTCCGGCGACACATAAATCGCCCAGAACAGGCGGGGGAAAAGGGCGGCCTCTGCCACGTCAAACTCATTGACGCGGCGGGGGCGCTTGACCTCGACCGCAACAGGCCGCGACCGGCCATGCGATAAACGCTGGCGCACATCAGCCATGGTCAGCGTGCCACGCGGCAGGAAATCATTGGCCGGGGCCGGAACCTCGCGCGGGGCCGGATCAGCCAAGGGGATGAATTGCTTTGCGGTGCTCATAGTCGGCCCCCTGCATCAACCAAACCGGGGGCTTTTGGCTTTTTCCGCGCGGCCACGATCTCCCGCTCCGCTGCGCGCAGGGCCTTGGCAAAATCCATGGTTTCCTTGGCAGCCGGATTGATCTTCACAACGTCGTCCATCGCCTGGTCATCCATCACCATGATCGATTGATAGATTTCCTCGCCACTGACATTGACGTTCGGATCAAACCTTGCCGCCTCGATCAGCGACTTGCGCAGGAAATCATTGCCTGCGTCGATCAGGTCTTTAAGCGCCGGGTTGCTCATTGCGCCGCACCCCGTTTCGGAAGATCAAACACATGGCCGCTCTTGGCGTTTTTCGCTTTCCGCGCATCGCCTTTCTGCACATCGGCTTTCGGCGCGTCATGGGCCATCAGGAAGTGTTCAAGGTTATCGCGCAGCTTGCGCGCCAGTTCGATTTCCTCGATCTTTTCGATGTGATCGATCTGCCCGTCCGCCATATGGGCGACAAAGGCACTGGTATATTCCGCTGCCCCCTGAGCGACTTGATGGAAATCGATTTCCTCGGGGCTCATTTTGCGCGCGCCGCCCATGCCGATCTGTGCCAGCAAACGGTTGGTAAACCGGGCGGGCAGCACTTCCATCAACTGGAACATCACCAAACCACGCGGTGCGGTTTCACCGTCACGATAGGCTTCAAGCGTGCGGGTTTTGATCCCGGTTGCGTCGCTCAGTTCTGCGATGGTGATCTTGCCATCACCGCCATAGGTGCCAACGCAATCGGCGAAGGCGGCGGAAAATGCAACCTGAAAGGGCTCTGCGTAAAGATGGGCAACTACAGGTGAATTCGGCATAAAACTGTTTCCTGATCTATGGCACGGTTGAAAAGTCAGGGATGCGGAAACACCCGCCGCACCCGGCATTTGGTCAAAGCCCGAACCTGTCAGGCCGCCTGTGTGTGGTCTTCACCCCGATCATTCGGGGCGGCCTGCGGTTCCGATGACGCGGCGCTTTGTTCGGCGTTGTCATTGGCCTCGGCCATAAAATCCTGTGGGATAACCGCTTCGCATTTCCGAATGGTTGAAACCGTCGGGTTCCAGTCTTCATCGGAGAGTTTCCGGAGTGTCGCCTCGTTGACTTTGACCGTTTCCGCGAACGCCAGAAGCGATCCACCAACCTTGAGACGCCAGGCGCGAATGCGCTTTAGGTTGTCATCAATGTTCATGATGCACGTACTCTATTCGTGTTTTAACACGCATGTCAACACGAATTCGCGCAAAAACACCGTGTCAACTATCAGAAGGACTGTGCAGAATGCCCAAAACTCGCCCGGAAAAACGCGGTAAACCGCCCGAAAACGGTCACAGGCTCATGCACGACAACATCGAACAGCAACGCCAGAATTTTATTCGCTGGCAGGAATCCACGGGTATGTCGCTGCTCAAGATCGCAACGCGCGCCAATCTTTCCGAAGCGGGCCTGCGCCAGTATAAAAACGGCACGACCGACGACATGATGCACAAGAACAAGCTCAAGCTTGCGCAGGCATTCAATACGACGCTGGATGTGATTTTTGGCGGCGCAGACGGCAAAACCACGCCCCTTGCCGCCCCCGGCCCGTCACCGGCAACCGGCACAGCCGGGCCGAATGTCCCGGTGCATGGCAAGCTGTCAAAGGGCGCGCTGCACTGGTCAAAGCACCCCACCGGCTTTGTCGAGGCCCCGGCAGGCATGACGCTTTCGGGTGATGTTTTCGCGATTCGCATGCCAGACACAAGCATGGCCCCGCGCTTCAAACCGCGCGAGATCCTTTTGTGCGACCCGAACGAGACGCCAACGCTTGGCGATGAATTCGTTTACGTCGACTTATCGGGGGAAACGCCGGTGCATATCATGACCTGCACGGGCATGAGCGCCGATGCAGACACCCTTTATGGCATCAATTCCGTTTCGGGCGATGCCCAGTCAAGGCGCGTGGAAGCATCGCGCCGCGCAAGCGATCATGTGATCGCGCGCATCGTCGGCCTGTTGATCGGCCATTAAGCCGCGCGGCCACACTGGAAAAATTCCAAGGCGCAGAATCCCGCCATTTTCGGCCATTTCTGACAAAGAAGTATAGCCACCCTATCCGGAATAGGGGCCGATAATCATACCAACCCACCCCTTAACACAGTAGAACAAGCCGCGATATTTCGGAAAACTTATATCAACCCCCGGCTGTTGCGACTGCACACACCAGATGACAGCAGGCGGGAGGCCGACGGTGCGTCAACACCGTCTAGCAACGCTGCCGTTAACAGCGCCCGACGTAAAAACGCCGCTCCCTGGCCCGCGCGGGATAGCGCATACAGGCCACACCGGCGAATAAGAAACCATCCCCATTTGCGGGGGAATGGGGGCCTTGTGACAAATTGCAGCCATGCGCTTTCGCGTCTTATTGTCGATACAACCTGCATGTTTCCACGCCTGAAACCGGGCGATGAATTGATATTGAAGCACTTTTGCCCGGTCCATGACGATCTGGTCAAAGGCGACGATATCGCCTGCGCAACCAGTGATGGCAGGATGATTTTGGCACAGTTTTGCCAGCATACCGCGCGCGGGCTTCTGGTTCGCCAACTCGCGCGCGAAACCGCCCTGCATATCGATCATTGCCGGGAACCGATTCTCTATCGAATCACCGCGATCAGCCACCCGAAAAACGCCACCTTGCGCCCCGCCAATCGCCTCGGCGCATGACAAATCACGAACGCTATTCGTTTTTTATCACGAATATTCGTTGACAAACGCGAAACAAACACGCACCCTTTGCGACATCATCAACCGCAAAGGGTGTTATTGCGATGACTTCAGCTCTTCAGGCTTTCAATGACAATCCGTCTCAGCCATCCGTTTTCCAGAAGAACGGTCAGGTGATGACGAATTCACGTGACGTTGCCGCCTTCTTTGGCAAGCAGCACAAGAACGTTCTGCGTGATATCGACAATCTCGATTGCAGCGATGATTTCACTGGGCTCAATTTTGAGCTCAGTGAATACAAGGACGGTTCAGGCCGCAAGCTGCGGTCGCTAAACATGACCAAAGACGGCTTCACCTTCCTTGTGATGGGCTTCACGGGCAAGGAAGCGGCCCGCTTTAAGGAAGCCTATATCAGCCAGTTCAACGCGATGGAAGCAACGCTCCGCGCTGTGCCCGAAGAACTGATGCGGTCGCTTGGCATCATCAAAACGGTGGTGAAAAAGGTAACGGCGATTGAAAAGAGCATGGCCGAATGGGAAAGCCTGTTTGAAAGCACGCGCCGCGAACAGGAAGCCGCCACCATGACACTGGCCGAACAGGTCCGCGACATGATGCTGGGCACCTCCTCACGGGTTGCCGCCCTTGAATACGTCTCGGTGCGTGAACTGCTGATCGAAGCCAAGGCGGTGCAGAAAGGCCGGGGCGGACTTAACCGCAAGATCGGCGCGCGGCTCCGCGCCAAGGCCCTGCAGGACACACCACCGGCACAGGTCCGGCGCTGCCCGCATTCCAACGTCTGGCTGTTCCCGCGCGACTTTGCCGACCGCTTCATGCGCGAAACCGGCAGCGAACTGGTTGCCGAACATAACGACCGCCAGAACGGCCAAGGCCGCTTTGACCTTGTGCGCAAAAGCAAAGGCCAGAAGGTCGTTTCCATCACGCCGAAGCAGGGAGACTAGCATGCCAAACCATGTAACATCATTTGTGCAAATCACAGGCACGCAGGCGGATAAGGCCGCTTTCCTGTCACGCCATATCGTTGATGAACAGTTCGAGTTCAACACGATCACCCCGATGCCAGATGGCATGCGCGACCTCAACCCACATATGGGACTGGTCGAGCGGGCTAAAGCCGCACTTGGATTGTGCAAGTTTGACCACGGACTGATTGGCCCGTTGGAACTCTCCAACGTCACCCGCACCATCCAGGACAAGATAAAGCCCGAGGACATTGATACGCTGATCACCATGATCTGCTGCTATCGCGATCACGGGCATATGTACTGGTATGACTGGGCGCTGGAAAACTGGGGCACGAAATGGGGCGCTTACAATCTGCGCGACATGCAGGAGACAGAAACCGGCATTGAATTCCGGGTGGATACAGCATGGTCGTTTCCAACCGGCATTTTCGACAAGCTGGCGGCAGAACACCCCAACCTCGTTTTCGATATCACCTGCTACGACGAAGGCAGCAACTTTGCTGGCCACGGCCAGTTCAACGGCAAAGGTGACTTCGAACTCTGCGACGCGACGGATGACCTTTACCTCAAAACCTATGGTCACGCGCCGGAGAAACACGACGAGGACGCCTGATGCCGCGCCCGTCCTCTTTTCTTCTGGTTGGCTGCGCTGCCCTGATTGCGCTTGTGATCGGGCAGCAGGCGGCCATCAGCTTTCAAGGATCAGACCCATGGAACCGACCAACATCAAGCATATCCCGATTGGCAACAAGCCCGTCACCCCGCCCCACCCCTATCTCGCCGGGACCAAACCGGCCAATGATGGCATCCCCGGCCCGATCAAACTCCACATCCCCAAGGATGTTCTGGATGACGCAGGCAAGCGCCACGCCGCCGGACTGGCAAGCGAATGCATTGCCCTGCCCGAACCGGGCGAATCCCTCAACGTTCTGATCGGCCCCAATTGCGGCCAGCGCGCCGACCTTGTCGGCACCATCAAACCGGCCCGCTGCACCTTGGCCCTTGATGCCAAGCGCATCCTGGTCAAGTTCACCTATGGCGAAGCCGACGACGGCACCAGCGCCGCATGGGTCACGCTGTCGCAACTCACCTTCCCCAAACGCAACGCAGAATGCGGGGTGGTGTGATGTCAGGCATCAAACTCTTGACCGCTCAAAGCGAGCACACAGGCACCCAAATGCCATGTATTCTCGACACCGGCAGCACGATCTGGGTGCGCCAGAAGGACGGGGTGCAGGACTTTGGCAAGGCCGCCGACTTCAACTGGACGCGGCCAGACCTGCCGACCTACATCAATGTATGGGCTGTTGCCGTCAAACCGGCAGAACAACCAACCCTCCTTACCGATGACCCGGTCACCCCGCAATGGGACTGGGAACATAGCCCGGTGAACGACATCTATTGGGTGGTCGATGAAGATGGCGAAACCGTCTGCGACCTCTATCACGAAAAGAACGGGCGCTTTTTCCCGTTCCCCGAGGCCGAAGACCGCGCCCATATGATCGCCCAACTGCCCAACCTCCTTGAGCTGGCACGCGCCCATCGCGACGTGCTGGCATGGCTTGCCAAAGTCGATGAACAGGAAGGCCGCCCGCTTGCCGCCAACGAAAAGCGCGCCGCCTGGTTCACCGCCAACAACATCATCCTGCGCGCGGAGGGCCGGAAATGACCCGCCCGCTCCGCGTTCTGATCGGCTGCGAATATTCCGGCATTGTCCGGCGCGCATTCGCCGCACGCGGGCATGATGCGTGGTCCTGTGACCTGCTGCCCGCCGAAGACCGATCGAACAAACATATCACGGGCGACATCCGCGACGTTCTGAATGACGGATGGGATTTGCTCGCCGTCATCCACCCGCCTTGCACGCGCTTGTGCCGGGCCGGGCGGCGCTGGCTTTCGGGGCCGGGTTTCATGACCCCGCCCAAAAGCCTGCCACGCGGGCGCACATGGGAAAGCATGAAGCAGGAATTCATGGACGGGGTTGACCTGTTTGTGACCTGCTGGCGCGCGCCGATCGACCGCATCGCCATCGAAAACCCGATCATGCATGACATCGCAAAGGCGCACATGCCCGATGACCTGCCCGATCCACAGATCGTTCAACCCAACCAGTTCGGACACCCGGAATACAAGGCAACCGGCTGGTACTTGAAAAACCTGCCAAGATTGCAGGCAACCAACCAACTGCCCGAACCGGAACGCGGATCGGATGAATGGAAAACATGGAACCGGGTCTGGCGCATGCCGCCCGGTACCGATCGCGGCAAGGAACGCGCCCGCTTCTTCCCCGGCATGGCCGACGCATGCGCCGAACAGTGGGGCGGATACGCATTACAGGAGTTAGCAGCATGACCTACAAACTCAACATGACAGTCTGCTTGGATTTCGAAGAGATCGAGGCAGAGACGCGCGCAAGGTTCGCGACCCAGACGGGGCTTGGCCCCGATGACATTGGATCCCTGAAAGATGCAACCGCCGAAGAACTCGCCAACGGCTTTACGCAACAGGCCGTCCAGCATTTCAATGACATCAAGTCGTCAATGGATATCGATGATTTCCTGCGCGACAACGATATTTTCGGGCTGGTCGCCACATGGAAGGTGCTGGGTTGCCGGGTAAACGATACCGATGATGCAAGCGGCCCATCCCCGCTCGGCGACCTGCGCTATGTCGATTTCACCGCGACCGGCCTGATGGATGAAGAAATCACCTGCGGCGCCAACCTTGGCCGCACCGGCTTTGTGTTTGAAATCCGGGATGGTGAAGACTTCACCATGTTCACCCTGGCAAACGATGACGCGATCCGGCTCAGTGACGCCATCAAGCCGATGAAGATCACCCCCGAAATGTTCGGGGCCGCGACCGCCGCTGTGCTTGAGGCATCGGAAGCCGGCGAGATGTTCGAAGACGAACGCTACAACATCGTCAAGGCGGTGATGAAGGTTTTCGGCCTCGAACTCGACACCCCACCCAAAGACGGAAAGGCAGCAGCATGACCAAGCCAACCTTTAAAAGCCCGGTTGCCGCAAACATCGACGTCGGTGCCTACGCGGAACCGCCGGAATGGATCAAGGGTGGCAGCTACTGCCACAGCGACGATTCAAAAATGGCGGGCATCAAGTCCATAACGATTGAGATTGGCGGGGCCGTTTACCAATGCGCCGATCCGAACTGGTTCCGTCACCTGATTGATCAGGCCAACGCGGCCCTGACCAGCGCCGGATACACGCCCCACGTCAGCGCCGCCAACGACACCGATGGCATCGCCAGCAAGCAGGAAGGATCAGCAGCATGAAACAGCGCATGGCAGCGGTGCCGATACCGACCGACGACACCATGATTGAACTGTATCCGTTCGGACGGGCGGCAAACTCTATCCATTCGGCCAAATGCAAGATCACCCTTGATCAGATCGCGGCGATGGCCGAGGCACGCTTTAACAGCAAGCAAGCACACATCAAGGAGTTTTCCTCTTTCTCCGGCCCGAAATGGTCCGACATCGATCCGGACACGATGGAGCTTGAAAAGCGCGACATGATCGCCGCTGTCGAAGCTGCAGGGTTTGAGGTTGAGGTATGACACACTTGACGGCTGACCATAAGGGGCGTACCGTTTCCGCTATCAACGGGAGAAATCCGTTGTGGGGGCGTGCAAACCCTCTGTTCCTGACGGCTGGCCGTCACGTAAGTAGCGGCTATTTTTGTGCCCGGATTCCGGACGCAAGCTCTCGCTTATGGCGGGAGGGCGGTGAATATAAGACCCTTCGGGGGAATAAACCCGCCTGCCTCAGGACAGGTTTGCAACCTCCCGCCACCAGTGCGGTCGTGCAAAGCCTCATTGGTGGTGTTGTGAAACGCTATCCTGAGGGCTTTGATATGACCACTCAACTGATACCACACAACCTGAACAACGAAACTGTTTGCCAGCGCAAAGGCGACGGCTATATCCACGCGACTGCAATGTGCAAGGCAGCCGGTAAACAGTTCAATGATTATCGGAGATTGGCGACGACCCAAGCCTTCCTCCATGCCCTGTCCTTAGAAACGGGAATTCCCGTTTCTAATCTGATCATCACGGCGAAGGGGCGCGGGGATCGCGTAAAGCAAGGAACATGGATACACCCGAAGGCGGCGCTTCATCTGGCGCAATGGCTATCACCGAGCTTTGCGGTTCAAGTAGTGGACTGGGTCTTTGACTGGATGAATGACCGGACCGGGCGCAACCCGGTGCAGGTGCATCACCCCCGCCGCCTGCCGCGCTGGACCCCGACGCGGGGCGAAATGCGCGATATCAATTCCCGCGCCAGCCAGATATTGCAGACCCGCTTTGGCGCGGTGCGTGATGCGCTGATTGCCCAGATCCGGGCAGACCGGCTGGCGGGCCATGATCGCCCGCTATCAGACTATGCGATTGAACCGACCGCCCTTCTGCCGGCCAATGATCCCGGCTTGCCAAAACTTGACGATGGCCAGGCGCTCTTTTGCATTGAGGGCCGCATGGTGCTGACGGACATCACCGACGCCCGCCCGCAACCGGGCAGCGACGTGATCGCCATTGCGGTTGCCGACGACACCGGCCCGGCCCGCTTTGCCATCGAAAGCACCCCGCCCGCGCCAAACTGGTTCGACCGCTGCTTTCTTGCCAGACCAACCGACCCGCGCGACCTTGTCCGCCCCGTCGTCGTGGTCATCGGCACCGTGATCGAGGAGGGATAAGGATGACCAAGACCCAAGACCAATACTTTGTTGATTGGGAAAGCTTTGCGTTTGGCTTTGGCTACGGCACAGGCGAACCGCACCTTATCCCTGTGATCAAGGACTTTCTTGAACATCTGGCAAGCAAACGGCCCTATGACTATCGCGAGATAGAGGCGAAGTTTGGTCCGGTAGTGGGCTGGATGATGATCAACAAGATGTGCGAACTTGATGTCATCGAGTATGGCACATCACCGCGCGGCGGATGGCTTACGGAGCATGGGCAAAGACTTGCCGATTATGTCAGCGAGCGCAGCGCAGAACAACTCATCGATTTGGTCACCGAGTTTCCGGACGGCTACATTCACTGCTATCCGGATGCCTGCAACTGCGGCCCGCAGGGATATGACACCAAAGCCGTTTGTGACAATCCTTTTTGGGAGAAACGCAGATGACCAAGACCCCGCAACCAAAAGCCGTTGCAATGCAGGATCAGGGCGAACAAACCGTCCTTGATCTGGCGCGGGTCATTGCGCGCGCGATGGCCTTGGCGCATCATAACGCCGAATCCCTGCCGAAACCGGCCAACGAAAACTAGGGCACCCGCCATGCGTATCGCCATCTATGCACGCTATTCATCTGATTTGCAGGATGAACGCTCGATCGATGATCAGGTGGCACTTTGCCGTGAGGTGATGGCGAAACGCTTTGGCGGGATTGAAGCCGGGATATATGCCGATTACGCCATATCGGGTGCGCATATGGCAAACCGGCCCCAGATCAACCAGATTGTCTCTGATGCCAAGGACGGCAAGTTTGATGCGGTTCTGGCCGAAGACCTTGACCGCCTTTCGCGCGATCAGGAACATATCGCCGCGATCTATAAGCAACTGACCTACCATCAGGTCAAGGTATTGACCGTGGCCGATGGTGAAATCAATGAAATGCATATCGGGCTCAAGGGCACGATGTCGGCGATGTTTCTCAAGAATTTGGCGCTCAAGATCCGGCGCGGCACCACGGCGCGCGCCAAGGCCGGAAGCAACCCCGGCGGGCGGTGTTATGGCTATGAAACGTTTCATGAAATCGGCGCGGATGGCAAGGCGATCCGGGGCCAGCGGCGAATTAACGAGGACCAGGCAAAGGTGGTGCGCCGGATATTTCGCCAATATGCCAACAATGTCAGCCCGCGCGCGATTGCCCAGGGCTTGAACGATGATGGTATCCCCGGCCCGACCGGCGGCCAATGGACCGCCAGCACGATCAATGGCAACAAGGCCCGCCATCATGGCATGCTGTTCAATGAACTTTATATCGGGTTTCAGATTTATAACCGGGTGCAGATGATCAAGCACCCGGACACCGGCAAGCGCATCAGCCGCCCGAACCTGCCGACAGACTGGGTTGTAACCGAGATTCCCGAACTGGCCATTGTCGATAAGGAAATTTGGGACAAGGCGCAGGAACGCAAGGCCGCGATCAGCGAACTTTACACCGTTGCCAAGAAGCGCCGCCCCAAGCATCCGCTTTCGGGTCTGGTGCGGTGCGGATCGTGCGGCGGGTCTTTTACCATCACCAACCGAACTGCGATGGGCTGCAGCACCCGGCGTGAACGCGGCACCTGTGACAATGCGCATCGCATCAAGATGGAAGATTTGGAAAAGCGGGTGTTTGACGGCCTGCGCGAAAAGCTTCTGACCCCCGATGTGATCGAGGCGGCCATTGACGAATACCACAAGGAACGCGCAAGGCTGCGCAAGCTCGCACGGGCCAACCTGCAGACCTACACCAAACGGCGAACGGCACTGCGCAGCCAGATCGAAAACATGGTAAACGCCATCGCCAACCGGCCCGACTCAACAGCCCTGGTCAGCAAGCTTGCCGAACTGGAAGATGATCTGGCGGATGTTGAACAAAAGCTGCGCGATGCCGACGACAGCCCGGTGATCGAAATCCACCCCAACGCGCTTGACGATTACAAGCGTGCCGTAACCGACCTCGCCGAAACCATCCGCACCACAGACGCCCCCAACCGTGCCGAAGCCACCAGCCTGATAAGGTCGCTCATCGATCACATCGAAGTGCATCCGACCGACCAAAAACGCGAAACCCGCATCGAAGTCTTCGGCATCCTCGAGGCATTAAAAAACCTCGCCGGATTACCATCTGGCGAGGTCTCAGCGCAATGCACTGTAAAGGTGGTAGCGGAGGAGGGACTTGAACCCCCGACACGCGGATTATGA